TTTCTGCAACAACATCAGTAGTAACAGTTATCTTACCCATAAGATAAAACCCGTGCTTTAAAAAATGTTGCACCGTCTGCCCGCTAAAATCAGATATTGTAGTAAAAGAAGTGCCATTTTGATAGCTGTATCGGATACGGTCTTTAACGTGAATAGCCGCGATTCTACCTGCTTTTAATACCCTTAGTAAATTAGGTGTAAGAAAGTCCATTTGTTTAAAAAAGTTTTCGTTACCGTGATTATGACCAAAGTCGTTATAGTTGTCGCTATATTCGTAATGGTCACCAAATGGAATAGATGTTAAAATCATATCCACTGAATTATCGGGCATCTCTTTTTTATCGGCGTGAACTGTCACCGTATCATTGTTATAAACTGTAACATTGTCGTATATCATTTTACGACCATTTGCAAATATCTGTCTTTCCATTTGTGATTTTATTAAATTTGAATTTAACCCGTTTACTTTTACTAATTCAATCATTTGATTATTTAATTCTATATGTTTCGCCCACTTTTCTTTTAATGTTTTCATAACCTCATATTCGTTTTCGGTATAAACAATATGAACATTAACTACATTTTTTTGCCCAAAACGATACTGTCTATGTATTGCTTGTATAAAATCGTTGAATTTATAATCTATACCTGCAAATATCATATCGCTTGAAGCATCTTGAAAGTTGCACCCACTTCCAGCTATTTTAGGTTTAGTTAATAAATATTTATATTTCCCTTCACTAAAACCAATCAACAAATCTTCTTTTTTATCATTTGGTAAACTACCAAAAACGGATGCGTAATTAGTACCCTTAAAATTACTTTCTAGTAAAGCTCTTTCGGCTTCTAAGTGATGCCATATAATAACATTACCTTCGATACTTTCAGCTATTTCTGTTGCCTTATTAATACGAGCGTAAAGGCTATCTCTTTTTTCTTTTGATACCTCTAATAAAGACTTACTTAAATCCTTAAATAAAATAGCTTCACCCCATTTATTTAAAGGTTGTTCTTTAATATCGTAAGATATACAATGTTCTACAATATTAATAGGTGGCATATCATACCCAGTTGAATCATAACCTAAATCTGCAGGGGTATTAATAAAAGCAGCCCATGTAGAAACCCATTGCCAAAATTCTTTTTTCTTGTTTTCGTAAAGTTTTAGCTGACCTGCTTTTTGACTATCCCGTTGAAAAAATCTAGTTAAAGCGTGACCTCTAGATATTACTCCTAAATAATCTGCATAGTTAAGTATTTCTATAAAATCATTGGGTGTAGGGGTTGCAGTTGCTACAAAGCGAAAGTTTATTTTTCTGAAATAATGTAAAACCGTTTGTGTAGTTTCCGTTTGTAGGTTACGCAAAATACTAGCTTCATCAAATGAAACGCCGCAAAATTTTTCAGCATCTATATCTCCCATTCTTACACGTTCGTAGTTGGTTAGGTATATTTGAGGTTCATAGCTTTCTATATTATCGGTGTCTTTAATGTAGGATATTTTTAAGCCTGTTTTTAACTTATCATTATCTCGTTTAAATTCACCAGCAACGCCCAAAGGGCAACAGATAAGAAACGGTTTTTTGTAGATTTTAATTAACTGCTTTGCAATTTCTAATTGCATAAATGTTTTACCTAAACCAAAGCTAGCAAATATCGCACGCCTCCCACCTTCTAAACAAAAATTTACTATATCCTTTTGGTGTGGGAATAGCTTTTTTGTTAGCTTAATTTCAGATGTATCAATACCGAAGTTTTCGGCTATTACTACTTTCTGCTTTAAAAACTCTTTGTAATCTTCCATTTTTTTTAAATTAAAAAAACCTTAGCGGGTTCAGTGTAGCGGCACATCCCCCATTAAGGTTAAATAAATTAATAATTAATAACGTCCGCCAACGTTTTAACTTTTGCAAATATATATACTAACAGTCCTCAATCCTCACTTCTTCACCATTTAATTTTGCATCAATAACACTTTCTAGCAGTTCCCTGAATTCTGGTTGTAGTAGTGCTATCTTTTCAGCGATGGCAGGAACGGCGAAAACATCGGAGTTCCATTCAGCCCTACACCCGTTACGAATTTCGGGCGTAAAATGCCTACAACTAATAAAATCGGTATAAATCCAATCAACTTTGCCTTCATATTTTTTACCGATATTTTCTAAGATGCTGTCACGGTTCTCACGTTGTAAGTCTGCAAAACATTCTTTTGCCATTCGTAGATAGTGTAAGCCGAGTACTATGTTATTTTGCATAAAGGGAAATGTTTAGTTTCTTTTGATAATTCAAGTCGTACTTTAACTTTAAGTTTTCGTGACTAAGGGTAATCGCTTCTTTTTTCAAATCCTTTATACGTTCTAATAGCTGTTTGTTCAAATCTATTAGTCCGCTATAATCTAAGGTTAAGTTATCGGTAATCTCTAAGGCTTGTTTGATAGCGTTTACATCGGTTAGCACAATACTATCTCTAGCCTCTATTAATTTCATAATCCTTTGCCTGCCGTTTATTACTGTTGTGTGGGCACGGTTACCAACTTCTTTGCCTATACACTTTAAAGTAAAGTGATAGTAATAGTGAGCGAAGTAAAAATAGTAATGTCTAACTTTAACTAATTGCGCCTCTCGGGACTTACATTTAATTAGCTTAATAGGCGTGTTGAAAATGTCGCAAATGTCTTGCAATAACTTGTCTGTTGTAGTGTATATTTTCATAATTTAACACATTAAAGGGTCAATAGTAGCCGCCCACTCCCACGAAAAGAAGGTAATGCTTAGTTGTTTCTTTTTAAAAACAAGCGGCTTTTTTGGAAAATTATTATCTTTCATTAGTTTAGTCATTGCAACCGATCCGATGCCTAAACCTTTGCGCATCTCGGCGTAGGTTAAATCGTTGCAATTATCTAAATAAAACTGTCTTTGTTCTTGCTGTGTCATAAGTAGGTTAAAATGTGGCTGCAAGTGTAGTGCTTGCAGCCTGTTAATAAAAGTGGGTGCATCAAAAAGGAAGGTCATCTACTGATTCAATTTCAGCAGCCGCTACAGGTGTTCCTGTTTGTTCGCTTTGCCCTAACTTAATTTTGCCATTGGCAACATAGCCTTTGTTTCCAGTTGCAATAATTGCGGCATCTTCTGTTTTCTTTTCTTGTTTTCCATTCAATGACATAGAGAAATCTTTAAAATCATCATTTGCGCTATTGCACCATCCTGTAAAATTGAAATACACCTTACCGTTTGCAGCCTTACTAAAAGCTGAATGACCTTTTTTTGCCATGTCGATTAATTCACTTAGGCATCCGCTGCCGTTAATTCTTATTTTTTCCATATACTTACGGCTGTAAAGTAGCCTTACTGTTTACAAAATTGTTAATATCCTCCCACATCTCAATAGGTATTGCTACAATTTCAATAAATGGGTAGTTTGTGTTGTCGGTAAATACTACGCTAGTATCTGTTATTAATAGCGATAGTGTAGGGTTTATTTTCGTTAATAACCCCTACACTGCCTCCATTGGTTATGTCTGAATTGTTCTTGTGGTGTTAAATACTCTTGTTCGGTATTATCTAGTGATAAATTGCGTTTTAGTGTCGGTGCTTCGTTTGCCTCTAATAGTTTCAACCTACTATCTAAATCATTCACGCAATCTTGAAGTGTGGCAATAGCGTGTGCTAATTCAAGTGATTCCAGATGTGCTAGCCTACTAAAAATATTACTTTGATTAGTAAACAATTCTTTTCTACTTTTCTCTAAAGATTCAATCCTTTGTGTTGGTTCAGGCTTCGGTTGTTCAACGTGTACACCATTAGAAACAGGACGAATATTCTTAGCACCAATAACATCATTAGTTTTAATATAATGATACCCATCTTGGGTAGTATGGCTGTATTCGCCTTTGAAACCCCCGTCAGATTCATTGTCACCGTATATCTCTACTAATTCGCCTACTTTTGGTTGGTATTTTTCTTCATTGGGGATTTCTATCCAAGTGCCTTCTGTAAAGTATTCTTCAACTAGTGATTGGGAATATTCAGCATCGCCATCATTTTCATCAACGCCATCAACGCATAGGTATTTATCAATTTTACCTTTAATTAGTTTAAAATATTGGTGTTTTATGTCCTTATGCCTAAACCTCATCCCCGTATAGTCTCGTTGTTCTTTATCCTGCTCAATAGGGTGTTTAACGGGTGGGGTTTCTTCATACCATTCACCCTCGAAGTCTGCTAAACACTGCGCTACTTCTTTGTTTGACTTGTCCCAAAATCTTGCAGATATATGGGTAACTAATTCTTTACTTGCTTTCATAATTCGTTATTTTAAAGTAATTCAATTTCTTTTTTAGCCTTTACTTATTATTGTTGCTTTAATTTCTGCATCGTACTCTGCAACTAAAGTATGAGCAAGTTTGTTGAGTGCAGGTAGTAATTCCTTTGGTGTATCCAAGTTTATTATTTCCCTTATTGTTTCTTTGAATAGTGGGTGTGTTAAAGGACATTTTAACTTCTTAGCACTTTCAAAGTTGTGCCGCATTGTACGGGCTTTGCGGCTATATATCTCGTGCAAGTCTTTGTCTATTGTAATACTCATATTCTAACTGTTCTATTTGTTCGGGTGAATATTTTTTACTCAAATCAATCTTCGCCGCCCACTTACTTTGTTTTTTGCGCGGTGGTTTACCTATTGGCATTTCTTCCAAGTAACTGCTTATTATTTCTTCTTGTAGTAGTTGCATTGTGGTTAATTTATGGGTGCAGCCTAATAACTGCACCCTGTTAAAATTATAAAGGATAAGCAGCATTTACTTCTATTAGCTGCTCGGTAGTTAATTCACATTCAGTAGTTAAGAACGTGAAGAAACTAACATCGCTATTCGGCAACGTTGCGCCGCTCTTTACTCCCGAAAGTGCTTGTTGATACTTCGCTTCGGTTAGCTTCTTTTTGGCGGGTGCAGCAATCTCCTTAGGCTGTTCTACTACTGTTGTATAACTAACGTCCTCTGTTGATTGTTCGGGCATTTCTTCTTTGGTGTATGGCATACCGCCCAATTCATCATTGAAACATAATCTAAAACCTTGTGCCATTGCAACCTTTTTAATCATAGTTTCAGACTTTTGCCAAAACTTATTAAGCCTGCCATCTTTTAATTGCATGTACTCGGTAAACTTAGCTTCCCAAACAAAGGGGCGGCTTCTATCTTTACGGTAAATAGTAATGATTGCCTTTAGGGTACTATCTGCCAATATGGGTGCAACCGTTCCTTCGGTTTTAACTTCCCAACCATCTAATACTCCAGAACGTTCAGCACGTTTAATGTAGCTTTCGTAGCCCACAATAATAGACATTTGTCCATTGTACTTACTCACATAAATCTCACGCTTAAACGGGTTCAAGTTGTAAGCCTTAGAGATTTGAAAGAAGGTATTAACTTCTCCTTCAGTAAGGTCTTTAAATAACCCCATGTTTTTTAAATGTGCAGATAATTCTGCCTCTGTAACTGTTGCCACTTCATTTGTGGACTTTTGAATTTCTGTACTCATTTTTTTTTTTTATGATTAAAAATTATTCCCAATTAAAAGTATCGCTAGTGCTAGTGCTACTATTGCGATAGCCTGTATTGTCGGCGGTGGTTGTAATTGTGTCTTTGCTTCGTGTATAATCTGTTGTAGTTGTTTCATTTTAGTAAATTAGTGGGCGGTTGTTAGCCGCCATTGTGAGGTTAAAGTAAAGTAGCTTTTTGATTATTTAGTTCTATCGCACCTATTGGAGTATTTACTACTATTGTAGCATCCATTGGTACATTTAATCTATCTTTTTTTGTACCATCCATAATTGTTACATTTCTTTCAAATTCAAACTTTGCATTTGGGTTAACAAAGTAATTGCCATCTTTTGCAACTGTGAGAATCATATTCTTAGCTTGTCTTTTTGAGTGGTCAACAAATAAAACTTCAAAAATTTCTACATTGTGACCTGTGCAAGTGTTGTAACTAACTGTTTTTAAAATTTGAGTATTCATTTTTTTCTTTTTAACTCTCCGCTTAATTGCTTTGATAGGACAAAGATATGTATATTTTGAATACAAATAATAGTCTTTACAATATTTCTTTTGACTTTAACATTTCTTTAACATATTGCTTAACTAAGGTAACTATTTCACTATGCAAGTACTCTGGCACCCTTACGCCTACTTGTTTAGTCTTGTAAGGTTTCTTTTTATTACCCCCGAATTTGTGACCGAGAGGGAAGGTGTGTTTCATAATTTATTACGTTTACTGGGTTTACATTTACATATCATTCGGCATCCTTACCGCCGTCAAATAGCATTTCACTGTGTAGGCTATCATTGTGGCAATCGTTAGTAGTAGCATGGGTTAGGGGGTTAGTCGTGAATGTTGTAAACGTGAATAGTATCATTTATTAACCAGTCTGCAAGTTGTGGGTCGGATAAACTTTTGAATATTAATTCGTCTCCAGATACCAAGTCTTTAATATCACTCATACAATATCTAGCCTTAATAACAAAGCCGCCAAAAGTGCGATAAATTCTAAATTTAGTACCTTCATTATCTTTCCTAATATCATCGTCAAATATCTTTATATCTTTACAATCGGTTATCCAACTATATTGGCAAACCATTTCGGGTACAACCTCTATCGTTTCCCTGTTTTCATAAGTCCTGATGAAGTGCATATCATCATCTTTATTGTACTCGTAAAACCCCTCTACCCATTCTCCGTTATCTACTCGTTTTGCTTTGAAAAGTATCTGTCTCATTTTTTTTATTTGTTTATTAGTGAATTAATATTCTACTCCGCCACTTTTTATAAATCTTTCGTAAGAAATACTAGCTGATTTATTTATTTCTTCTTGTGCTTCACTAGCAGAATTATAGCTATCATCTAATACTAATCCGCCTATTAGCCTAATAAAATACTTATCCCCCACCTTTAATATAGTATAAGTTTTAGGGTCACAATAGCTAGGTAAATGCGATAAATCTATTTTTTGTTCAACAATAGGACTTACTATATTTACTTGCTCTTTTTGTCTACAACCGATTGCAACTGATGCAAAAATTATAAAGTATGCTTTTTTCATTATTTCTCATTTAATTGTTTATGTAATACCGCCGCCACTTCCCGTAACTTACTCCATTCTTGTTTAACCTGTTCCAATCTTTCGTTTTCATCAACTCCAGAGAACATAGGGCAACCCTTACGGATATTTCTTTCGTGGCTGCAAGCATCTTCTAATAGGTCACGAAGGGAGTAAATAGGGTCACATTTGCTAAATATATTTTCAGTCAATTTTTCAGCCATTCTAGTACGCTTGTCTATTTCGCTTTCTTCCTTTACTTCTATCCAAGTGCCGTTTGCAAAGTTTGATACTACCCGGTCAACAGGAATTATTGGAGGTAAATGAATGCCAGCTATTACATACGCTTCACTTTGTTTTTTTAATTCCCAAACAGAAACACCATTTCTATATACAAACCTCACCCCCGTCCAATCTCTTTCAGTTTCCTTTTCGTACAACATACCTTGTTCTTCTGCTAGTCGTTCGATGGTGGAGAGTTTGAATATGTAGAAAAAATCACCAAAATAGTCCTTTTTATCAGCTAAAATATAGCCTTCTTCATGCAATCCAAAAGAAACTAAATCATCTCTTTCATATCTTAGTTCGGTAGTCCCATAAATTTTGTTATTCTCCACTGTACTATATTCCGTCCCCTTCGGTATTACGGGCAACTTAGTGCCTTTAATTGTAAAATCTACTTTCTTTTTCATTTTTATTAGTGTTTAATTATTAAAAAGTTATTGTAATGTGGTGGGATAGGAATATGATAAAATCAACAAAAGCCCAAATTATCCATAAACCCAAAACAACACCCATAATCGCAGAAAAAGTATCATTTTTAATACCTGTAATAACTTGTATTATAGCAATGATGAATATCACTATAAACACTACCCATAAAGCGTTTATTGTTATCATTGTTAAGGGGTTTAATTGTTAAGTAATGAATCTATTTGAGTATTGCGATTATCAATACGATTTTTAAGGCATCTATATAACTTAATACCTAAGTCCTCGTTTGATACGTCTAACCTAACTAGATACTTAGTTATAGTACTTTGGTGCATCTTACATTTTACCTCTGCTACCTTTCTATCTTCGGTGGTAACATCGTCTTTAATACTTCTTAGTAGTTCAACTACTCTGTCTTTCTGTTGTCCTGTTATCATATTACTATTGTTTTAATAAGTTACTAATTTGAATTTGAATACTTGATTAAACCTTGAAATTGTGCAAGACCCCCCATAATCTCTACCATCAATAGTATATTCTATTTTGCCATTTTCTTCATAAAATCCTTGAGGAGTACCATAGTCACTTCTTTTCATTCTAATAAATAAAGAACCTTTTTTATTCATATCATCGCACCAATTTTTAAAATCTTTAAGAGACTTAATAGTTGATGGCATTTTAATTTCTGTAAACATAACCTTTCGTTTTTTAATTACCGCACAAAAATAGGGCATTTTGATATATAAACATAAATTACGGTAAAATATTTTTTTTTATGACAGTTGATTATTATTCCAACTATTCCCCTTATCTTCGCTGCATCAAACTAAAAAAGAAATAAATGAAAAGTACAACAACAAGAACAACACCGTTAGCATTTACTACTACATTAGTAGAACGTATGAAAGGTAATTGGGATGTGCAATTAAGAAAAGCAGATGATAATAGTGGCTATTATATGTATAGCACTAAAACAGGTACTCACTTTTTACCTAGTGAAAACGGTATCTATACTGATAGAGTAGATGCACATTGGAAAGGCTTTCAACTTAATCAATCTAATTAATCACAACAGGGGGCTAATAACTCCCTTAAAACTTATTACAATGAGACACGAGAAAGTAATTAAAAAAGAAAATACTACTGTTATAATACAAATATATATAGATGTAAGTTGTGAAGATATTTGGGATTATCAGGTTTTTCAAAAAAGCGAAAAAAATATTTATTATTACAATAACCCAAGTGCTGCCACCCCTGCCGAAATACTAGAGGCTAAACTAGAATTGTGGAACTTAATTAAACCTTGTTAATTATGACCTCTCAATCAATATACGCTTTTATCGCCGCAAGGGATAGGCTACCAACAAACGAACAGCTACGGGAATTGCAACTAGAACGCTATCAGCGAATGATGCAGACCCCGAGAAATGATAAACATAAAAGTTTTTTAAGGAAAGAAATAAAACAGTTAAAAAAATGAACGAGCAAATTAAGCAAGCCGCTACGGCACACTCCCAAAAGTTCGACACCGACTATCAAGAACACGCATTTGATGATTTTGTAGACGGCGCAAATTACGTCCTCAACACTTACTACTATCCTCTAATTGAGGCAGTAGAAAAACTAAGGGATAGTAAAGAACACGATAAACATTGGGCAAGAGTGGAGACAATAATTTTAAATGGTAAAAAATTACAAAATGAATAATAAAGAATTAACCCCCACAATAGCCGAGATGAGCGAAGTAGTGGCGAAGTATATGGGATGGGAAAATCATAGAAACTATGATAAATGTTATTTTTTTGATGGTGAAAATATTATTAATTTTCATTCTTGGAAAAGGCTTCACGAAGTTTGGGAGAAGGTGAAGAAGGAAATAATATATATAAGAGAGGCAGATGAATACTACTTAGAATGTTCATATCAAATTTCGGAAGGCACTCCCTTAGAAACCCTTACAGCCCTATATGATGCAATAATATTTATTCAACAATTAAAACAAGAAAATGCAAACAATGCAAACAAAGACATTTAGTGTGAAGGATGGTTCTGTTATCTTTTGCATCATCTACCCCAAAGGTAAACGACCCGACTTAGGGTATCCAGTTAACAATAAAAAAGAAGAAAAATGACAATATGGTTTAGTAAAATAAATAACGGAGTAAGAAAATATTGCAGTAAGTCAATATCAATTAATTACCACCTACAACATTGGAAGTTATTTAGCATTTATACTAATGGTGCTATAAAAGGTAATAAACAACACACTTGCTTTGATTTGAATATTCAAGTATTAGGTATATTCTTTTCATATACAAATTGGGATTATAATAATAATTAAAAATTATAACAAATGAACGCCCCTAACACACCTAACAAACACGCCCAACTTCCCGAAAACTTGATAGTAGTTGACAGGGGATGGTTGGAGGCTAAAATACGGGTATGGGAAGATTATTGGGAAAAAGCAGACGGCAAAAAATATTAATTATGAGCAACTTAAATTTAATGGTAGGGGATTGGGTGAATAGACTTTGTGGTGAAAGATTTAAAGTAACCGCCGAATACTTAGTGTATATTTCTGATTACCCCGAAAGACTTCCTACTCCTATCCCTATTACGCCCGAGGTTATGGGGAAGATTGAAAGTATTTCTAAAAATGAAAATAGAGGTAGTAGATACGGTTTTTTAGATGGTTATTACAATATTGACAGAGATACTGATTTAGTTGCTATTTTTGAAGATGATGGTTTATTATACATTTATACTTACGAATATTCACACGAGCAATTTCAATTAGTTTGTACTTTCCAATACCTCCACCAACTCCAGCAACTAATACGATTATTTACAGGCAAAGAAATAGAAGTAAAATGATACCGTATATATATTTTAAAAGAGTAAAAAAAGGACAAAATCAGCCATATTTACTCAGGGTGTCAAGACATTTTCATCGCCTCAAACGAGTAGTGAAGGGTAGGCATTGGGTGAAATATAAACATTACCACCCAATAACGCATTACAAGAACAAGCATCTATTTACAACTTATAGGGGTAATGTAGGGAACTACCCGTTTTAAACATAACACATTATGACAATCGAACAACAAGCAGAAGCGATAGTAGATAAGTATAAAAACTTATTAAAGACATCAGATTTACAAACTTGCTACACGGGAGATTTAGATAATGAAACAAGGATAACTGCCATCCAATGCGCTATCACAGAAGTAGAGGCGATAATAGAAGCATTAGACACAGTTGGTTATTTTGGAGAAGATTATAGGGCTATTCTCGAACACTTAAAACAAATGTAAAATAATAGAGTAAAATTATGAAATTAAAAACAATAGCAGACGCAATAAATGAAATGTCGGATAGATTATCAAAATCTATTTGCGAAAGAAATTATTTCAATCAAAAAGATATTGCCACTATAATTAAGATAGGGGTATCTACTGATATTGAGCAATACATTAATAGCATAAGTAATGAACTAAAAGAAGAACGTGACTTGATGGCTGCTCAATATAATTCAGCACAAACGCCTTTGTGGAAGAGAAAAGAATTGCAAAATAAGTTACTTGAAAATAAATCTTTAGTAAAAAAATCAAACATTTTAATTGCAGATTTGCGAAAAAATAATGAATATCAAAATTTAAAATCGTACCTTAGAGAAAACGGACATTCTTATATTTTAGAACAATTTTATGAGGAAGAAAATAAAACTACAACGCCCTGACTATCATCTTAGGCAGCAATGTGGGGTTAAAGAATTGAAAGCAATTTCATTTTTAAATAAGATAATAAAAAATTATAAACGTATGTTAAATTTAGAAAAATTATGAGTTACAGTAAAGAAGATGCAGAAAAGTACGATGCTATGTTTTTGCAAATTAAAAAAAATGCAAGTAGAGGAAACAAATAACCCTATCGTATTTTATTTTAAAACTTATAAACAAGATTGATTATGAAACGAGAAAGCGGATGGTATTGGGTGAAAAACTATTGGATGCCTCATGCCTATCCTAGATATTATAGTGCAAATAGTAAGTTATGGTATAGTAATATAGAATTTTTACCAGATAGTTTTTGGGAGATAATATATCCCGAAAGAATTAAATCACCAGAAGAAAAGTAAAGTTATGACATTTGCGCACGGATTTATGATAAATATTACATTGTGCTATTATAGGAAAGAATTATATGAAGCGGTAATTGTAGTTATTGATAAAATGCTTATTAGGCTAAAACCCCAACTGTAAACGAGGATAATACTGTAAGATAATAGCCTTTAGTTTGTCAATTGGTATAGCCGCATCATTTGGCTTTGTGCTTGTATTGGTGCTATCATTAACTGCCAACCACGAGGCTATTTTACCACCTTTTATTTCAATCTTAAAATAGTAGTCACCTATGAATATATTATGGTACTTCTTAGGATGCGAAAGGCTTATAAGAACCCCAGTGTAAACGTGAATACTATCTATTGTAGCAGCATCATCAAGAACGCCTTTTTCAGTAAACGCCCATTGATGCTGATTTTCAAAACCATCTTGGAAGCTAGTATTTGAGCAGAAGTACATTGTTTCTTTCGCCGCTATTGGGTCGAATGCCATAGCCTCAAAAGGTACGATATGACCGACATTTATCTTATGTGCAGGGTTTTCTTTGTTGTAAGAATTATAATCTGTCTGAGATACTATTTGAAAGCGTTTAGGCACCAAAGGGTCTTGCGTAAATGATGCACAAGTTTTTCTATCTACTTTAGCACTTGTTTTTAAAGCGTTATAGTGCGCCGTTGTTTGCCAATAGTCGTTCAAAATCCCTTGACAAAATACCGTATCAAATTGCACCGTATAGTACTTATGGTTAAGTTGTATTGTATGTTGCCCCCACGACCATAACGTTGATGCCACCAAGATGGTAAACAGAACCAACGACTTAGGCGTATGCTTAAACACTTTGCCTATAATTGCTTTTAATTTTATTACCTTGTTTACTCGTACGGTTACTCTTTCTGATTCTCCGTCTTTAAATAGTTTTTTCATAATTACAAAGATAGTTTATATTTGCCCCAACAGTACTTGGCAGCTTACCATTAGAACAGCTTACTGGTCAAGTCTTTTATTTAAGCCGACTTGGTTTTACCCGTTTTGTCTTATCAAGCCGCAAAAAGTCCTCTGTTTTTTAACAGGGGCTTTTTTAATTACCCATATTTATGGGGAATCCCCCATATTATCACTTACAGCGTTTACTGTGAATATGAATAATTATAATTGCAAGAGATGTCAATTATTTTGCGCATTTTACTTGCCATATTTTAATAAGCATCTCGGATATTTTTCGAATAGTAACCATTTAATTATCAATTTTGATAGATATTTTGATAATGTATTAACAAAATTACTATTATTGGGTGATATTACGGCAACTTCATATAATTAGCAGCACGTTCTTTAGCTATCTTTTTATTGTCATCCTCAAACCACTGTTTAATCAAACTATCCTTTCTTATTCGTGACATTTTAATAGCCGTATCGTAACCTAATTCCATGCACTCCTTCATTAATTCAAGAAGCATAAACGTAGGATTATAACCTATCTTTTTTAATCGCTTTTCTGCTTTAGTCATAGTTGTATTTGTTTCAGTTACTAACTTTCTTCTTTTCCTCCGTAAACCAATCACGCTGCAAGTCCTCTAGTGTGGTGGTAGATATGCCCATTACAGACGTTGAATAGCCTAAACGCATAAAGTAGTCTAGTGCTGCTAGTATTTCTGGTGTTGGGGTTATATTGCGCTCGGAAAGGTATTGTTGGGATTTTGTCATAATTAAAAGCTATTTAGTATTTTTAAAATTTTATCCCGACCTACTGGGTTTTTAGAGTGAACGTAGAATTTAGGTTTAGTTTCCCAATATCTAACACGATAATATCTTCTTATCATAGAAGCACAATCTTCGCCGTTGCGTTCTATTTTAGGCTGTGCTTCTTGCCATTTTTTACTAACTTCGTAATCACTCCAATATTCTTTAGGTGTATAATGTGAATGGTGTAAATCGTGGTCGAAAGAAATAAAGTAAGGTAAACCGTTTTTAAATACCCATTCTTTCAACTCTTTATAATTTCTTACTATTACCCATTTTCTAAATAGGTATTTTAGCTTAAAAGTATATAAAAATACATCAAAGGGTCTTCTTACATCGTCTAATAATAGGTATGTTTTTTTTGTCATAATTCATTAACTTTCTTTAATAATGTACCAATTTCAATCAATGCATAATCAGACCATAGTCCTTTAGTATCAATAGGCTCATAGTAGTAAGTGCCTAAGTCGCTTATAAATATGCCTATTGGCTTGTTATTGCTTTTTACAAAGACTTTATAAATGCCGTCTGCTAGTAGTTCTATTCTTACCGTTTGTGTTTCGGTCATAATTTACAATTTAGTCAAATCAAAAAAATAATCTTCGTGGCTTACTGTTGCCGAATGCTTATCTATCACTTGTATTGAATAGCCGCTATATGAACCGTTATAGTTGTGGCTACTATGGAATGAAGGCGGCGCAAATGACATATAATTTCTATAATCAAACTTATTGCAACGCTTGTAGCCCAATTGGTGCAAGTCCCCTTTATCAACGTGAATAAACTTAGAATTAATGCCGTGATAGTCTATATAACTTCTAAAAAATTCTACTATCGCTGGGGTGAGGTCTAGCGATAGATTTTTAAGCCTTTGCTTTTCGTCTTTCCCGTGAGTGAGGATAAAACAATGGTCACCGTAAAAGAAATGCTCTACAAACTTATTGAGTATCTTAAAACCTATTTGCCCGTTTCCGTAAATTCTATCTAATACCATTTTGATAGTTTCATTCGCTATCCTTGCGAAGTCACCGCTATGGTTATCGTTTGACACATTACGGCATTCTATATTGTCGGAAACATTGGCAGCAATTAGCCTTTCGATTAGGTTTAGTTTTCCTGTAACAAAAGTTTTAAAAGCATCTACGTTAGACATATTTTGTGGCAAGTCGTGACCGCCTCTAGTCGTTAACCCGTTCCAACCGTCTAATCCGTCCCCTAAGTCATCAATAAATAAAGTATCAAATTTACCAAATTGATTATGCTTTGCAATAACAGAATTATAAACACTTTCTAAGTTTTGAAAGAATATATCCGCATTGTATTTGTAGTTGTAAATCCCGTATCCGTTGGGGTTTGGGTCTAATCCAACGTGAGCATCCGATATAGTTACTTTAAGGGCTTTTTGGCACGTCTCATTGGGGGTTATTGGTACTGTTATTCTAGTAGTAAGCCTTTCAGTTACTATGTCCTCAATTGACTTTAAAATGTCGCTTTCTTGGGTTTGTTCGCATTTAACAAATATTGAGGCATCTTTAGTTTTCCACCAGTAATGCGTTACCCTTTCTTTTGGAATCCCAGTTGTTTCACATTCTTCTGCAAGTGCTTGGTGCTTTTCTTCTCCTCGTTTCCCTTTATTAAAATCTTCTGGCAATGGTGGTATTCCCCCCTCTTTTCTTAATGCCGACACAATATTAGACACCGTTTGTCGTGTGCTTTTGAATTTGTCCGCAATTACTTGCAAATCTTCCGACTGATGCGTTAGATAATATTCCTTTATCTGTTCAGTCTTTGTTTTACTTTTTTCTTCGGCATTATTGGGCATACTTTTGTTTTAATTATCTTCAACGGTTCAAATCGTATGGGTGGGGTTGGCATTGTCGATAAGATTAGCCCATAATATTGCTACTATGAGCGTTAATGAAAATAGTATCGTGTAAACTGCTAACATGGTGTATTGTATAGTGTCCATTCAGCCCTACGGCGTGTTTCTAGCCCTTTAACGGGCAAGTGGTTAGAGTATATCCATTTGTCAAATTCTAGCTGTATAGACGGGTCTTTTGGGTTTGCGTTTACTTTCTTTAGTAATGTACTTTCGGATAAGTTACCTTCACCCAAATTGTAAGCAAAAGACACCAACGCACCGAACTGATTATCGTTTAATTGTGATGTGACTAAATGACTAACGGCTACTGCTTTTTGATTGACTTCAAAGGTTAAGTATTCGATTGCTTGTTGTTCTGTAATTGCTGGTTCTCCTACTTTTACTTTGTTGCCATTGGGGTAAGTTGTTGAACCGTATCCGATTGTGTCTATCGAGGGGGCATCTATACTGTCATGATAGGCAGTTGCTGAAAACCCTTCGAAGTGTTTTATTAAATCTATTGTTTGTTTGTTTACTTGTCTCATAACCTTACTTTTTTAAATCTTCATACCTTAACCCATTGTGATAAGAACGGTAATTTATATCGTCAAAAAATCCATTCATATCATGTTCTACTCCATCCTCTTGCCATCTTAATATTAATCCCACTTCGCACTCATTATCTATATCGTAGCGTATATCGTCAAGATTGAAGAAATACTGGCAACAAAAAGAAGCAATCCCCCCAATATCATCTCCTACCCATCCATCGAAATCTAAAACTTGCTTTCTAATGAATTTATTTAAGTATGCTATTGCTACTGATTCGTAGCGTTGTTTAAGTGTCATAACCTAGGTTTTACTATATACAATACCAACGCAATCACTATCGCTGCTAATAATAGCCAGAAATATAAGCACCATTCATTGCCTCTACTATGTTCTTTTGAAACTTGTAGTTGTTGAGTAGTGATTATTCCGTTTAATGTTGCTATCTGCTTGTTTAAATTCTCTATTTGCGATTTGCAAAGGGATAGTTGTTGGTTGTCGATAATGGTGTCACGGTCGTGTATGTGCGTTGTATTTGTGTGGGTTATTGTAGTGGTATCGTGTATGTAATTGCCTACTGTATCATGACAAGTAGCAATAGAGGTATCGTGCAAATAGGTTGTATCGCTCGAATGCGCTATCACCTTATTATCGCAAGGGTGTAAGTTAGTGTAAACTTGCCCCACCGTATCAAATAGCGGTTCTTTAGTTAGCACTTTCTGTAACGCTGTACGGTCGGACATACAACCCGTTAAATGCCACATTATCAGTCCAAATAAAATGATAATTCCAATGTAACTATAACCTTTATCTGCTTTCATTTTTTCTCTTTTTAAAAGTACCCTCTATCGTTCTTGTGTTAGATAGAGGGCGTTAAATGTGTCTCGGACACTAGCCCCGTATGATTTAAGGGCGAACTTGGGGCAATTTAGCCGCAATCAGTTTACTGTGGCGTAGTGCCTCCTGTTACGTTACCGTCTTTAGCTGCAATCAAACCTGCTGCTACTAAAATAGTAGTTATAGCTGTTGCTACATCTGTTGTCACATATTGGGGATATAAAGTATGTGCCAACGTAGGCAATACTGCTAAAATCCCTGCTAATGTTGTCTTCCACGATTTAATCATTTCTTCTGTTTTAAATTATTATCAAATATTTTATAACCTATATACATAGACAAAACTACATATAAAAGTTTAATTATCCACACTTTATTTTTTATTACGGTCTTTCTTAATGGCTTGATAGTAGTAAATCCCTGCTAATACTGACACAACAGAACCTAATACAAACGATACAATTTTCATAGTCATATCTACCGTGGTGGCAGAAATAGTAAACAATCCCAATACTCCCAATAGGCTAATGAACCCGTCTGCCGTTTCTTTAATATGGTGTAACATAGTCAACTGATTGTTTTTTTATTGGTTATTTAAAAGTTAATTGTTTTAGGTTGTGGGAAATCTTCTATACTCATTTCTACCATTGTCTCATTGCCCGTAA